TATCGCGGCCACCGGTCCATATCTTCGCGAATAAGCGATGCTGTGAATGGTTGGGAACAACTGCGTAAAGGTAATCAAGTTACTGGTGAAGTAGCACGTAAGATATATGGGTTTATGTCTATCAAGACTCGCATTACGCGGGGCTTTAAAAAGCTTCCCGGGTTACTGGATGAAGACCTTGTTACATTGGGACAACTGCAAAGCAATCACGGGTTGCTAATTGACAATGATTTAATCTGGCACGAAGCTATGGATAAATTACCCGAGACAGATCGGGCTTACATCATTGCAATGTTGCGCAGGGGTGAGAAGTTTAACGGCGAGGCCCGCATCACAGTGTCCACGATCCACGGGTCAAAAGGCGGCGAAGCTGATAATGTTGTATTATTCACGGATCTGTCCCCGGCGGCAGATGATGAGATGAGAATGAATCCAGATGATATGCATCGGGTCTTTTATGTGGGTGTCACTCGCACAAAGCACACTTTATTTATTGTCGAACCTGAAGATATGAGCAGAAGTTACGAACTGTAAGGAGGATACAATGTTAAGAGCAGATGGTTACAACAGTGCAATTATGGGTATCGTTCAGAGATGCGGTCAGGATCCTGTAATCTTGTATGACACCGACAAGATAATACAAATCTTGGTTTACGATGACGGCATGAGCGAAGATGAAGCCATAGAATATTTTGAGTTTAATATTTTAGGCGCGTGGGTAGGAGATGAAACACCTGCCTTTTTCTCGAAGTCTAGCCTTGCTGAGTTAGAAGAGATAGGGGATGTTCTGTGAAAAGTCAAGAAATAATTTATGAGGGAATTAACTTGCAAAACACAAAAGATGAAATGATTTCGCAACCAGATCATTACGCGGACTCTGAGATAGAATGCATTGATGCAATGGTTTCTGCATTTGGTCAAAAGAATGTAAAAATTTATGCGGAGGTTGCCGCGTTTAAATACATTTGGCGAATGAATCGCAAACATCAAAGCTCTGATCAGGATAAAAAGAAAACAATCTGGTACCTGCGGTACTCCATGGGCGATGACCCAAGGAAAGATTGATGTTCTTGTACAGTTTTTTAATCTTTTTAGATTGCTTGGTGCTCGTGCTGTTTATACAAAACATAATTGATATCCGTCGATTACTCAAAGAGAGGAAGGACAAATGAGTTTACAAATGGCTATGTTTACTCCGAAGACAGAATGGATTCCGCCAACAGAATTGCCCGACTTGACAAGTGCTACGCGCATAGCAATTGATGTTGAAACAAGGGATCCTAATCTTAAAACCAACGGACCCGGATGGCCAACTGGCGACGGCGAGGTCGTAGGTTATGCTATTGCGGTCGACAATTGGTCAGGCTACATACCTATCCGGCATAAAGGCGGCGGTAATCTAGATGAGCGCATCGTTAACAAATGGCTAAAAAAAGTGTTCGAGTGTCCGGCAGAGAAGATCATGCACAATGCACAGTATGATCTGGGTTGGATTTACAGAATGGGGTTCACGGTCAACGGTCGTATCATCGACACTATGTTGATCGCATCTCTATTAGATGAAAATAGATTTAGCTACACGTTAAACGCCCTAGCATACGACTACCTTAACAAAACAAAGTCAGAGAAAGCATTAGTCGAGGCGGCTCGCCAGTTTGGTATCGACCCAAAAGCTGAGATGTGGAAGATGCCCGCCATGTATGTCGGTCCATACGCAGAGGTTGATGCTGAGTTAACACTGGAGTTATGGGCTTACTTTTCCGTGCAACTAGGCAAAGAAGATCTATGGCCAATTGCTAATCTTGAGCTTGACTTGCTCCCCTGTCTAGTTGACATGACGATGCGTGGTGTACGCATTGATACGGACAGGCTAGAGCGAACAAGAGATCAAATTCTTAAACGCGAGAAAAGCGTTATCAAACAAATTAAAGACGTTACCGGGTCCAACGTAGAGATATGGGCGGCGCAATCTTTGGCAACAGCGTTTGATAAAGTCGGAGTTAGTTACCCAAAGACAGAGAAAGGTGCACCGTCGTTCACGAAACTGTTTTTACAAGACCACAAGCATCCACTAGCACAACTGATTCTTGAGGCGCGAAACCTCAACAAGACCTCCGGGACGTTTATCAATACCATCATGAAGCACTGCCGCAATGATGGACGCATTCATAGTCACATAAATCAAATACGATCGGATGATGGGGGAACAGTGTCAGGCCGCATATCAATGTCCAACCCTAACTTGCAACAAATCCCGGCCCGCGACCCGGTGATCGGACCCATGGTACGCTCGTTATTTTTACCTGAAGAAGGGGACCAGTGGGCGGCAATAGACTTCTCGCAACAAGAACCACGCATCTTGGTGCACTATGCTCACGTGTATGGAAAGATGAGGGGCATAGAACTAGAAGCCTGTAAAGAATTTGTAGAAGGTTACAAGCATGATCCAGACATGGACTTCCATACAATGGTAGCTGAGATGGCTAACATCTCCCGCAAGCAAGCCAAAACAATTAATCTGGGTATGATGTATGGCATGGGTGTTAACAAATTGTCTGAGCAAATGGACATAGAAGTTGCAGAAGCCAAACAATTAGTAAGTCAGTACCACTCCCGGGTACCTTTTGTCAAGGGTTTAATGCAAGGAGTAACAAATAGATTGAATGATAAAGCCAGTGCCGGGTCCATCCGGTCTATCTTAGGCCGCAAATGTCGTTTTGACTTGTGGGAACCAGATACTTTTGCAATGAATAAAGCAATGCCATACCGGGATGCGGTTAAAGAGTATGGTGAAACAACCCGACTAAAAAGGGCTTACACTTATAAAGCATTGAACCGTTTGATACAGGCTTCCGCGGCGGACATGACTAAAAAAGCAATGGTAGATATATACAAATCAGGGCGCCTACCTATGATACAGATACATGATGAGGTAGCTATGTCGGTCAAAAACCGGGAAGAAGCCGTAGAGATTGCAAAAATCATGGTAGATGCTGTACCTCTTGAGATTCCTAGCAAGTGTGATGTTGAGATAGGGGGATCGTGGGGCGAAGCTGAGTAGTCTTTAGTTGCTTTATTATATATACTCCTATATAGTCTCAGACATAGGTAATTGGGAGTGTAAAATGGACACAGAAAAATGGAAAAGTGTGCTTGTTCCAAAAGAAGTTTATGAGGAAATCAAGCTCAGAGCTAAAACAGAAGGGCGTACAATTAGCGGTCAGCTACGTGTTATGTTTAGTTCTTACAAAGAATCTGAAAAATTAAAAAAAATTTATAAAGATTGATTATTTCTGTACTAATCCCATATTATCGCGTATAGTTTACTCCGTGCTCCGTAGGCACTAAGTGGTCTAAAAAGGTCCTCGTAATGTTATTCATTGCGGGGGCTTTTTTTTGTTGCAAAGTCCCATATTATCCTATAGAGTCTTACTACTTTTTAACTTACGGAGTGCAAAAATGAGCGAGAAACAATTTGTTGATGGTCTGATGATCAAAAAACCTAATCCCAATGCGCCTGATTGGATAAAATTTAACGGATCTATCAAACGTGAGGACATGATCACGTGGTTAAACTCGATGACCGGGGATTGGATTAACATACAGGTTTGCGAGTCTAAGTCTGGAAAATGGTATGCAGAGGTTGACAATTGGAAGCCAGAAAGTCAAGGTGGTCAATGATGAGCTTTGGAAAACCTAGAAAAAAATTTAGTTTAAACACTGAACTTTTATTGCCAATGCAAGAATCAGAAATGTCGTGGAAAAAAGCTGATAGTATTATTGATGAACTTATCAGCCGGGAAGCTGAAGAGCTTGATAAGAATGTGCTTAATCAGCGCGACGTTATTAAAGCTAAACAATTACGTGAAGCTTGGAAAAGATTGCGACAAGGATAATTATGAATATTAATTCGGAAGATTGGGACACTGTTTTGATGACAATGCATAAAATGTTACCAAAAAATATGGACGATGCGTTGCTCGTGGACCTGATTCACTTCGTCCTTGTGCAATACAACGTGGATTGGCCTCGCGCCCTACGGATCATGCATATTGTTTGTGATTTACATGCAACACATACCGGGGAGAAGGTCATATCTGACAAAAGCATTCACTAGAGAGGGTTGCTATGTTAGAGGGTATATTAAGTATTGTTGGTTTGTTATTTTTTATGGCGTGTTTACAAGGAGCTTGGCTCATAGTCCAAGATAAAGAGGAAGCTTGGAAAGCACGTAACACCAAAAATGGGGAGTAAAACAGCCCGGTGAGCGGTGGCGTCGGGTATTCCTCTTTTCCTCGGAGAAGTTCAAAAAAGGGCAGATGCTGTGTCGGTCCCCAAAGTCAGATTTCATTCCGATCAATTTGTCCAACCACCGCTTTATAACTTTTAGTTATTAAAATATTTTTCTTATTCCAAAAAGATATAACCGTAACTTGACAAAATCTTATACTTTGATATAATAGCCTAGTCAAACAATGATTTGACATGTTCTTTAACAATGTGGATAAACCACTTAACCAGTTCTACGGAGATTTACCTATGGATATTAAAAAAGACTTTTTGGCTTATATAGACTGCGGCGGTTGCGGTACTTGGGGTAGAGACAAAAACCCTAAAGAGGCTGTCGGACTTGCAATCAAAGCTTTTGTTCGAGACTTTTGTACCGATTCTGGAACCAACACCGGGAAAAAGTTAATAATAGAAGTTGCTGATGTAACAGGCTATGACAAAATCAATTTCGGAGGGAGCCGGGGCATCTGGTCCGGTGATGGTGATGATAAGACGTTCGACAGTGTGTGGTATACAGCCGTCGTTCCCGCCAAGACCCACAAGAAGCAGGTGTTGCACGGCAGACCTTATCAGGCGTTACTCAAGAAAGCTTTGAGTGAAATGGAAGCCCTGCCATCAATCGAAGATGAGAGTGACGACATACTCATCCAAGATGGATTGCCTTTATAAATTAACCGCCCCTCCCCCGGAGGGGCATCTTAACTAGGAAGTTGATATGAAACATACGGCAAAAAAGATAGCGCCGGGTAAGTATGAGTACCGCGGTTATATCATTCAAAAGGCAGGAAAAGAATGGCAATATGTTCAAAAAAAATATGGAACTCAAGTTGTAGCTTACAAAAAAACTAAAAAAGATTGCATATTGCATATCGATTTAGTGACAGTGTGGAAAGACACTAACCGTAAACTTAGTGCCATAAAGTAAACCAACCGCCCCTCCCCCGGAGGGGCATCTTAACTAGGAGTAATGCAATGGAAGAAGTAAAACGCAAGCGCGGTAGACCATCAAGTGGTCTTACCAAAAACGAACTCTCACAGCGTTCTAAAATAAAGCGTGAAACCAAAAACATCACCATCAATGGTGAAGAACTACTTAAACGATTTCTGGATTATAAAAAGCTTGAGTCCGGGTCAATCGGGTTTGAAATAAATAACTCGCAGTTCCTCGCCGTCCTTCTCAACACGTGGATAAGAAGCAAAGCCCAAAACGCTACGGAGGATGAGTCGTGAAACTAGAACTAGCGCAATGGGAAGTGATGTTCGCCCTAACAAACTACATCAAAGAAGAATACGGCATGGAATGCGACCTCACAGATGGAATCGACGAAGCATCTATCCAATACCAAAAACAAATAGTACCACCAAAGAAATACAAAAATGGACGACCCATCAAAAACGAACACGGCTACCCCGTACTCGACTACAAAAACGCAACTTACGAAGACAGGATAATATCATGGGGAGAAACAGACTCGATAGCCGTGTACCTAACCTCAATCCCATAACCAAAATAAGCCACTGCAAACCATGCCGCGGAATGGGATACATGCATAAAAACTACGAAATTGTGAAATGTGTAACCTGTAACAAGTTCAAAACAGATTTAGAAGCAATTGTCTATTTTGAAGAAGGCGGCACGTAAGGCACGTAGTCCGCGGCTCACAGCCCCTTTCGAGGGGCTTTTTTGTATCTGGAGGTTACAAAGTTACACGGTTACATATATAGAGCCAAAATTTAAAAAAAAAAAAAAAGTTAAAATATAGGTGTAACCGGTGTAACCGGCGTAACCGGGCCTTTTTTGTGAGAAAATTCAACAACTTGCAGGTTACATATTTGGTTACATATTTGAAAAGTAAAATGTAACCGTAAGCAGATAATTGCGTTAAAGCCCCGAAAATTAAAAAAATATAAAAAAGAGTTAGATATTGGTATATATAAAGGATTATTTT